GGGTTCATTATTCCCCTAACATTCTAGCGATGCCGCCTGATGCGTAGTCATAATCTTTTGTATCAATATCTGGACCACGATCTGCTGCATACTCTGCAGGCTTTTTTTCTGCAAATTTAACCATGTCTTTTCTTTTTTTAGACTCTACAATTTGTTTCATTGTGGGTCCTTCACCAGTGGCATAACTCTTGATCTTACCTAGATCAGATGTAAGATCTTTCATTTTGTCTACAGTATTTTCTGTAAACTCTGTTGTATAATCATCAGGACCATCCATATAATTTCTCATGTCATTTTCTGTAAATGAAAACTCATCGGGAGGTGTGCCTTTTGTAGTTTCATCAGCCTGACCTTTTTTAAACATCATTTGAACTTTTGTATCTGTTTCAAGACCAGCTCCCTCTCCCATGACATTTCTTATCGGATCATCCACATCAACCATAATAGAACCATCATTTAGATCTTGTGTTACCATGACACTCGTCTCGTCATCTATTTTTTTCATGTGAACAATTTCTCGTTCTTTAGTTGCAAATTTTTTAGTGACATCATCACCTTCAAGAATAACTTTGTTAACCAAAGCATCAAACCATTCTGGTTTACCAGGTACATCTCCTGTTTTAATTATTGGAACTTTATTTACAGTCTTTCCTGCTTTTGCTAATTTAAAAAATTTACCAACAATAGGTATTGCTGCAAGGCCACCCATTATTTTTAAAAAATTTCTTCGACCCATATCTGGTCCATCTTTGTAACCGATACGTCCACCATCTGCTCGCATTTCTTGTCTGTTTAACATTTGAATAAGTTCATCAGCGCTTTCATTACCTTTTAATTTTTTACCTAAAAATAATTCTGCTGCTTTGTAATTTATTTGATTACGTGGTCCTTTAATTGTTTTGATTAATTCTGCTGCTCTTAGTCCTGCAGGCATATCTGCAAAGTCTTTGTACATGCCATAACCACCACGACCACTCGTGTCTCTAGTTCTAATAAATTTTTCAAGATCTTTCTTTTGTAAATTTTCTAAAAACTCTAAACTAATCGGACCTTCTCTAAATCTTTTTTCATCAAACACTTTAGGCTTTCTTGGTTTAATCATGTTTTGAAAAAATTCCATAATTCCTTTACCTGAACCTCCTTTAAACCCTGCACGTCCACCTTGTGCAAATTTATCTGAGTCGTCTAATCCGTCAAGTGCTTCACCGTAAAGATCCATCTGTTGTTTTTGATCTAAATCATAAAAGTCTTTATTAAATTTTTTTTCTGCTAAATCCTCTGCAACCATTTGTGCATTATATTTTCTATCTCCTTTTACAAATGTTGGTGACATATTATCGATTGCTTCTGAAATTAATTTTCTATTTTTTATTCTTTGAACAGCTTCTTTGTTATTTTTTTCCATACCAGCTAATACTTCTGCTTCTCGTTCTTTAAGACTTTTAGGTCCTTTTTCAGTTGTCTTAACTAAATCAGAAAACGGATTATCAGTTTTCATTAATTCATCTTTTACCATATTAGTCATAGTTTCTTCTCGAGATGCAAATGGTGCTGCAATATCATCAGGACCACCCCTGCTTCCTAGTGGTGGTAGATCAGCTTCAACTGCTTTACCACCCATAATTCTAGATCCTTTTGGTATCTCTTTACCTTCCATGTCAAATACTTTTGCTTCTGGTGTGGATCTAATTCCTTGTTGAACAGCTGGTTTAGATTCTATTGTAATAACAGCATTTTCTACTTGATCAGAAGTTCTTAATGCATTTGGATCGATACCATTTTCCATTAATCGTTGTGCTGTAATCTGTGTGTTAATTTCTATTAATTCTTTTTTAGGTAAAGTCTGAACAACTCCAGTCTGTCCTTTCGACTTTAACATTGTTTTTATGACCCATTGTCTAATAGCTGTAAGCATTATTTTATATCCTTATATTCTTTTGGCATTGTTGTGTCTTTTGCAAAATCTCTTAAAGCTTCTCTTTTAACTCTTGCATCTATTTCAATAAAACTTTTACCTGGTTTGCCTTTACGCGTTCTTGCAGCGCTTTCAACGATGTCTGATTTTCTATATCCTCCAACGCTTGAACCTCTATTTGCTATTTTTTTCTTTAATTCTCTATTTAAAATATTTATAGTGTTTGGACCTGGAAAAGTTGGTTTAGTAACAAACGCTTTTTTCATTTTAGACTTCATGACTGCGCCCATACCTTTTGTAATTATACCCATATCAATAATAATTCCTTTTACGTTGATCGACTTTTTCGTCGATATAATCTTCAGGGTGTCCGATCAGACCGCCCTGTCTGAATCGCATGATTGCTTGTGTGGTTGAGTCCACAAGATCGTCATGATCACCATAAGGAAACGCAGCGCATTCTTCAATGACGTCATCTGCAAATTTCTGCTCAGGTGCCCATATCATACCAGATTCGAACAAAGGTGCAACCGCATTTACACGTGCATGCTTATCATTTCCTTTTGACGGATTAAAGTTGACAACGGGTATATCCATCTGTCTAAGTTCGTATGTAAGAGGTAAACCAGATGCTTTGGCTTCAATGATCACTGTTTCAGGCATCCAATACTTATATTGATCCAATGCTAAACGCCTTAGTTCTGGAAACTCATACCTACCTTTTATTGCATCAAGAAGTATTAAATTAGCACCTGAGTCTTCGTCAGGATAAAATACTCCCCATGTGGTAATAGCAGAATAGTCCGCTGTCTCCTTTTTTAAAAATGCTGTATCATAAGATTGTATAACATGATCTAATTGTGGAATATGTTCTAATTTATAAGTTCGCCACCATTCACGTTTAAGTATTGCTCCTTCTTCTGCTGTTGGATTCTGCATCCACTGTGCATTCCATTTGCCCGTGGGCAGTGTTGCTTGAACCTTCTCTAACTCGTCTAACTTCCAATACTCAGGCCATACAGGTTTAGCGCTCGATGATCCGTGGTCCATGATTGCTGGAAACTCGACCACGTGCCACTGATCAGCTTTCGCTTCTTTTTGATTCTGTATAAGTTTTCCTGTCAAATCTTTGTTTGACCATCTAGTCATAACTAAAATAATTTTACCACCTGGTTGTAAACGCTGACGAGGACCTGACGTGTACCACTCGTAAGCTGATTCAAGAGCCGTTGGGCTTAGTGCATCTTGCTCGGAATGTGGGTCGTCAATGATTAAAAGATCGGCACCCCGTCCGGTGATGGCACCGCCGACACCTGCTGCGAAGTATTCACCACCTTGTGCCGTTTCCCACCTACCAGCGGCTTTACTATCTTCTTGTAGAGTTGTTTTAAAAATTTTAGAATAATCTTCCGAGTCGATTAGGTTCTTTGCTTTACGTCCGAATCTTACTGCGAGTTCACCTGTGTGCGTTGCTTGAATGATCTTGAGTTTTGGCTCACGGCCCACCATCCATGCTGGTAGCAAGAAAGATGCGAACTCTGACTTCGTGTGCCTTGGCGGCATGTTTACAATTAGTCTAGTAATTTCTCCTGTTGCAAGTTTATTAAATTTATCTGCTATGTGTCTATGGTGGGAGCCTTCAATAAAATCGGGCCACATACATTTGACAAAGGAAAGAAAATCATCTTTAGCTTTGTTCTGTATTTTTTTTTCAGCGTGCATGACTTGCAGCTGTTTAAATCTTCTACGTACGTCTGCAGGTAGTTTACTTATATCTATATTATTCAATTCCATAAAAATTTTTTAAAAAATTTTTTGCACTATGTTTAAAGTGTTCAACATGTTTTTACCAGCTAAAGCTGTGTAAATCAAGCTTTACAACCTAGAGTAGTGGGACCCCTTTTACACAAAAGGGGGGATAGGGTCGAAGCGATTAGCGATGTTTGGGATTGGTTCGGGACCCCTCGGCGCGTTAGCGCCGAGGGTATTACGTTTATTATTAATCTAGTAAGACCATATAAGCCTTGGCATTGTGTTCTCTAAACCAATTAAGATGCTCTCGCATTATATCCCAATGTTTAGACGCGCCGTGACCCTTGGTCTTGTCATCTAGTGTTGCCATTACTTCAGCAAGAAAAATACAATCATGTCTTCTTGCTTCTTCTTTAGTTAGCATAATAGACTCACCTGTGAATCTATTCTTTCGCTCTTCTGTTTTATTGTTTGTATTTGTATTTGTCATATAGGATTATCCTAGTCTAGTTCGGTCCTGTTGTCAACCCTTTCAATTTGACTAGTTGTATAAGTTCCACCATTCCACGAGTCGTGAGTCGTGGTTGTTTTCTCATAACCCCCACTCTCTCGCCTGTGTCTAATAAACTCAATCGGTCTACCTTGTTCAATGTTTTCCATATTAACATTTAACCATTCACTCTCACAACCTTGACTGCAAAAGTATTTGGCTCTTGTGTGGTATTCGTTAGAGTTATCTCTAGTCCATAATGCGTATCTTCCACGAACAACACCTCTAGATTTTAGAAACCTGTCCTGTGTAGTTCTAGTATGGCAAGTTGGTCCTTGGCAAAAATGTTTGTTAGGCATTATCTGGTAACCCCCCAAACATTGACATCACACCTGCAAAAGAAATTAATATTCCTATTACATAATGTTCGCCATGCATAAAAGTTATTACACCTAACATTGCCAATACAAAGCCTGTTAGTACCATTAGTAGTCTTGCTATTAATTCGCCATTCATTAGTGCCTCACTTTCCAAGATGTCGTGGCAGTTCTATATCCATGACTATCTAAATCGTAATAAACATAATATGGTACACCTTGTTTAGATGTTCCATACCTAGATTTTTCGTCATGCTTACCTTGTCTTGTTATGTGCTTCTTATGTTTAGAAGCCCAATAAGTTATGTAAAATGTTTTAGTCATATTTATTTCTCTCTTTCTATGGGTATCCTATACTAAATAGGATACCCTGTCAAGTCTAGTTTAGACTTTCTTCATATTGTTTTCTAGCCAATATTTTAGCCTCTCTTGACTGATGTTTATTTTTCATGCCTTTAATCATACTAGCCAAATTACTTGGATTGTAGATTGTTAGACCTGTTGAGTTAGTTCTAATTAGTTCTGCCTCATCAACTTGTATTCCAAGTTCTGTTGCAAGTTCAATACCCTCACTCAAATAACGATATGCTTTCAATCCAATTTTTAATTGGTCGCATTGTTTTTGAATTGTATCAATCCAAGTTTGATGTTTGGAAACTAGATTGCCTTTTGCAATTCTAAAGTTTTCAAACTCGGTGTACTCATCTTTAGTACAAGCGATTGCTCTTGAACGACAATAAGAAGTTCCAATAACATCAAGATAGTATGGATTGTCAAACTCTTTTGTTATACCAATATTATTTTCGCTACGATTATAACTACTATTATGAGAATATCCCAATGCTTTCATACATTCTTCAACATGCTTTGTTTTATGTGGGTTATCTTTGTTCTCATTTTGTTGAGCATAGATATCTGGGTTGCAATCTTTTGCTTTTAGTTCTTCTCGGTAGTATGCAACTGCAAACTTTTTACCATCTTCACTACTATACTCACTACCATTTAGATTGCCAAACAAACCAAAATCAAAGTGTGATTTAGTTTCTGTTGGTTGTCCCTCATCATCAACACCCTCATTGTGTGCAAAGTAAAAACATTTATCTTTTGCTACAACATCACAAGGTTGTCCATATTTCTTTTTGAATTGTCTTAAAACAGAAACATCTTCTGGTGGATATGCTCTCTCAACTACTAACTTTGCAAGTTCACTTGCATATTTATAGTGATGATCTACACTTTCCCTTGCTTGAAGATATGCTTCTTTTTCTTGAGTGCTTTCATTCTCAAAGACATCTTTTATTTTATTAAAGAGTTTGTTTCTTAACTCGGTGTTCATTCGTACTCTAGTCATGTTTCCTCTTTCTTGGTTATTTATTTTATTTTGCATTTAATTTGTTTTAACACTTGACAAAAGGATTGTCAAGGATTATATATGATGTTCAGCCTCATTTGAATATTTATCGCTGAAACAAAACTATAAATATTCTGACTAGATTAGAAGTATAGACATGGTCATTAAATATGCAATGCTCTCTGGGACTTGCACCAGAAAAAGCAAGTAGGATTTAGATCCTCCTGGAAGATAGCCATTGGAGGATCCTGATCCCTGGTCTCTGCCCAATATGTTATCGCTTCGGCAATAACTAGGTTCAGGGACCTGGGATCAGTCTATTAGTGCTGGCAAGACTGCAGAAGCGCCAGTGTGAAGAGGCTGGTCTAAGAAGCTAGTGTGCGCCGCAAGGCGCAAGCTTCGAGCTAAAAATAGAAAGAAAAAATTTATGTGTAAGAGACCTGGATTACCAATGCAAAAAATATTTGTGCGCCACTGGCGCTGGCTTCAGGCTCAAGGCCCAAGCTACAAACAGCAAGCGACAAGCTGCAAGCTTCAGGCTGCAAGCTTGACAAGAAAGTATTATCATGATATCCAGGAGTATAAAGGAGAAAGTAAAAATGAAAACAAATGAAGCATTAAAAATTATAGGAGGCAGCCTGAGCAAACCATCTAAGATGCCTGGCTGGTCGATAGGTTTACCTGCGAAGGAATGCAAGACAGGCGGCAAGCTCCAGGCTGTGAAGGGCTCAGTATGTTATGACTGTTATGCACTGAAGGGCTGCTACGTGTTTAAGGTTGTTCAGGATGCGCAATACAGGCGGCTGGCAGCGTTGAAGGATCCGAACTGGGTCACAGCTATGGCTCACCTGATCAACAGTAAGAAGCCCGATGTATTTAGATGGCACGATTCAGGCGATGTCCAAGATCTAGATCACTTACAAAAAATTTATGAGGTATGCCAGCTCACACCTTCAAAGAAGCATTGGATGCCAACTCGTGAAGCATGGATAAAGGACCATCTTCAGGATAAACCAAACAATTTAGTCATACGATTTAGCGCGCCCATGGTGAACCAGCGGGCGCCTGCTTCGTGGCCCAACTCTTCGGAAGTTGTTGACTCAGGGGCCAGCTGTCCAGCTGCAAAACAAAACAATGAATGCAAGGATTGCAGGCAATGCTGGGACGCTACAATTAAAACGGTTAGTTATGGAAAGCATTAAAAAATTTGTTGCGGCTGGTCCGTTGGAAAATGATATACGGAAACCAAGATGTAGCCACGGGGTCGCAAAGCCCCTAGGAACCAGACTTTGGACGCGACAAATATTGGATCAGGTCATTAGCTTAAAAGCTCACGACGGTGGGCGCGAGCGTGCACCTGGTCCAGGCCTTAACCAGCAAGCATCAAGCAACAAGCTTACAAAGTCTCAAGCTTCAAGCAGCAAGCATCAAGCCCCAAGCACAAAGGCTCAAGCTTAAAGCCGCAAGCAACAAGCTCCTGGATCCGGGCTCCTTCAAAAAGTTTCAAGCACCTTTGATCAAGGGCCTCTACCAAGATAAAGGAGTTGTTAGGGTGGCGTACATGGAACGCTATTTGGTGTGGTGAGAATCTAATTTTATTCCCCTTGCATACCTTTAATTCTAAAGTGAAAAAGTGCCCAGAAGTATTATAGCCCAATAGATCAGGAGTACCGGATAAGCTAAGGTTCTCAAGTCTGATCCAAGATATTTTAGGTATAAATTTTTTAACTTTTGCATATAATTTTTGTTCTGGTTTCAAGGGAACTTAGTAGTCCTGTTGAAGCTTTTCTGGCAAGATAAGTTTAGAAGGTTTTTCAGTTTTTAAAACTAATCTGTGTGCACTATGACCTGGCTGGCCTATGATTGGGACTGCGTTTTCGTGCACTTCCATTCGTCGGATAGCATGTAACTTTCCTTTTACCTCTACATAGATAACTGCATTTTTTACTGCGTCGGAACCTTTTGTAAAACCACTTAAGAATAGTTGCAAGTCTTGTACTCTCATGAATCTTCACGTCTTAACTTGTTACTTAAATCTACTATCACTTTTCTATAACCTTGCAAGAGATTTTTATTACTTTCATTTTCTGACTGTATTTTTTTTAAATGTGCTATCTCTAATTTTTGCACACTAACTAAATGTTGAAAGCCTGCTATCGTTGCATGCAACTCATCTATTTGTTTTGTCAAATCTAATTCTCCTCTGTCATCTTTCATCTATTGACTTTATAGGATAGTTCCCTTAAATTGTCAACCATGGGTGTTCCAAAAAGATTAACAGAAATGCAACAAAGATTTGCTGAGTTTTTAGTATTCGGTGGACCTGAAGGGCCAATGACTAAACGTGAAGCTGCTATTGCTGCTGGGTACAGTAAGGACAGAGCTATGCGTGAAGGATCAGAACTAACTAATCCAAAGTATTCACCACTTGTTGTTAAATACATAGGTGAACTAAAAGAAGAAAGACTTAGAAAGCATGAAGTGACTTATGAAGGTCATGTTGCAGAACTTGCTAGACTACGTGAGGCTGCTTTGAAGAAAGGCTCTTTCTCTTCCGCTGTAAATGCTGAAGCAAATCGTGGAAAGGCAGCAGGACTATACATAGACAGGAAAATAATAAAAACAGGAAAATTAGAGGACCTATCAGAACAAGAATTAGAAGCAAAGATGAAACAAATTTTAGACGACTACGCACAAATAATTGATGTGACTCCATCTATAACTTCTGAATCTTCTTTACCCACTGACGAGGAATCATCGTCCGATCCCCAAAAGTAATACCATCATCATCTTTATCATAAGACGCAAATAGTTTAACAGACTTATCATCTTTAGAATATAGCCAACCTTCGTTAACAGGTCTTGCTAACTTCATCTTATCAAACTCTTTGTCTGTAGCCCAGCCCGAGTCACTGACGCAGTCAATCCACTCCACTCGAACTCTCGGATAAGGTATCTCGGGAGCACTATCAGTTGCGATTCTTTTTCTTCTTTTCCTAGGCATATATAAGTTTATATCACAGATTTATTTTTTTAAAATATGCATTCGCGCGCGTGAACCGAAATTTGATGGTACATATTAAAGTGTACCAAAAATAAAAAGTGTACCAAAAAGTGTCCTACTTTTAGCCTTATTTTATGCGGTAAAACAGTCAAAAGTACACTTGGACAAATTATTTCCGGAAGAAAAAAATATTTTTTTTAAATCTGTCACAGAATCTTATACTCTGTACTTTTTGCCTTATTCTCGCCATAATGTAGACGCATTACTGCCAACTTATCCTCAGCTTCTGCAATTTTCTGTAATAATTTGTCAATTTCTGCTGTAATGTCAGGATGTTCGGGTATCACTAGCTCATGTTCGCTGTAGCATTTAATTTTGTACTTGGCATCTGCAATCTCAGCCTCGTATCTCTTATTTAGAACCGTTCTAATTTGTTTGTTCATCTTTCCATTCCTCCATTGTTTCATTACCATACTCATCTTTGTATATTATGTACGATTTCTCGCCATCAAAGTAATATCCATGTATATCACGCTCCATTAAAAAAATCCTCCGGGTTCATGTTTACTTTTGCTTTCTCTTTTTCGTCATGTACTAGGTCATAATACATGTCCAATCTTTTTAAAAACTCATGTTTATAACGTCTTAGTTCGTGCCCATCGACTTTGAATTCTTGATAATATAGGTCAGGCGTGCATACCATGATAACTCCCTGCTCAATGTTTGACTTGTGTACGTAGTCATGGGCCATGGCGTACGCTGCGATTTGCAGATAATAATCTTCGATCCATTCTTTCTTCTTCGGACGATTAGCTTGTTTGAAGTCAACAACAGTTTCACGACCATTGTGTAAACAGACAAGGTCTGTTGAGCCTGCGTATAAACCTGGGTAATATAACGTAACTTCCGAACCATACCATTCATCAACCGGTGTGAGACCCACTTCAATAACTTTCTGGGCCATGGTTTTCGCCTTCTGTCCGAGTTCTGTAAGATCATCGTAGCCAGTTCCAAGGATATAGTGTTCCAGGAATTTGTGCATAGCTGTCCCCCGACTACTAGATATATTTTTGATTCGTTCTGCTTCTGCTTCACCGACTTTGGCTTTCCATTCTTTTAAGAATTGTTGATTTTTGGTACGCCCTAATACAGTAGTCACTGAAGGAAGTCTAGTACCATTTACATCATAGAGCCGTGTTCCGTGGTCCTCGATCCGGCTAGCGTCGACGTAGGTGTATTTATCACTCTTCTTAATCTTACGACTAATATTATGGTACTCCAAAATATCCTCCTTATTCATCATAATTTCTTCTTCAACTCTTTTACATACTCTTCATTCTCCTTTTGACGTTTAGCCTCAAGGATCTTAGCATGCTTTCTCCAGGCCCATGCATTAAGCATACCAGCCCATTTCATTATAAAATGTAATGATTCATATACAAATTTATCTATCATTCTTTTACCAATGCTCCTTTCTTAATCTGATTGAGTGGTGCTGAGTCATGTACATTACCACTAACTGATACACGTACACAGTCAGAGTTAAATGGACTAACCCAATGTTTTAACCACGCAGGAAAAATAAACATCTCCCCGTCTTTTGGAAAGTATGACATATAAGTTATACAATCCCTAATTCCTTCACCATACATAAACTGAATACCACCAGGACCACAAGACTTACCCGTGTACTTAGCGTTTTCTTTTTGTAATGGTTCTGGCACTGATAAATATATTACAAACGATAACTTACCATCATGATCGTGTGGTGGGTTAAACTCATACTGACGTTGAAAATTACACCACAAAGCAGTTAATGCGTACTCTGGTTTTGAATCATACATCTTTCCTTGATACTTTTGAAACATCTGGTCATAGACTCCAAGATACGGAGATAAAAAAGGTATAAGTTTCTCTCTTGACTCTTCAGTATAACCTATTTCTTTTTCTATCTGACCTGCTAGTTTATCGTTATAATTCTCAGCAGATTTTTTAATTTCATTAAGTAATGCTTTCTTAAAATTATCTTGTATCTTAAGTTTTATGACACAAGGACCCCAGTTAAAAGTTCTAACTTCTATCTGTGGATTTTTTTGTTTTTTATCTGACATTCTTTTTTACCTCTCTGTATTCATCTAAACTTATAATATTATCTTTTAATGCTTTTTGTGTATAATGTTCTATTACCTTTTGTATCTTTGGTAACTTTGTATGTGCCCAAGGCCATATCAGACAACACACATAATATGCATCTCTGAATGTACAACGCCATCGGTATTGTTTCAAGTATGGAGTTCCATCAACTCTTTTACCTTTACGAGGTTTATCAGTTAATGTACCACAACCTAAAACTTCATGGACCCAAACTAAAACAGATTTATCAGTCATGGTTATTTCCATCGATAAACGTAAACTGTTTGACAATCTGTATCCTGGTTTACCACGGTGTCGTTTTTTCTTTTCAATACCTCTTCGCATATGTATTGAACCTTCACCATCAAACAATCCTGCAATGTATGCTTTGTCTGTATCAGCAATCATTTTTTATCACTCGTTATAATCCATCTAAACATTGAAGTTGTTGGATCAAAACTATCAAACTTTGTGCTAGTGCACGCTGTCAGAAGTACCATCATCAACCCAACCCATATCATCGACTTCATAAAATTCTCCCTCCGAGTCACAATCCCAACACTGGTGTATTGTGTCTCCCATTTCTGTTGCTACTTTTAAATATCCATTACCCTTACAAGTCGGGCAAATAGTTATTGTAACTTTAGCCTTTTTTAATTTTTCCATTTAATTTCTTTGCTTTCTCGTTTGCTATTGATTCAATCGTCTTTGCTATAGATAATTTAGCATCGGGCAATAATACCTTTGATAACTTATCTAAAGTAGCGTATGTTTCTTTTGTTAGAGAAACATTTTTATACTTTGTCATGTCTGTCATGCGTTTCCTTTCATATTTAATAACTCATATATAGGTGATTTTATAGGATTGTCAATGAAAATATTATTAACTTTATTAATTTGTTCGCAGGTAGCAGGAACTTGTATGGAACCGTACGAATGGCCAACAAGATTTAATACACAATACGATTGCCTTATGTTTGGATATGAAGAATCTTTGAAAAAAATGAAAGAAATAGGTAGAACTGATGTTAATCAATACAATATGTTTGTTAAATTTTACTGTACACCAGAAAAACCTAGCATTTGACATTGTGGCAAAATAATGGTAAAGCGAGATAATTTCTCACCATTACCTACCCTTACTTTTTCCCTCTTTAGGGTAGGTCTATCTACACATACAGCCAATCATAGATCCACTACCATCATTCATGATGTGTAAGTTTAGTGTATCTACGTAGCCGGTTAGTTTAAGTCTGAGTATGTCACACAACTCAAAACAATCAATCTTTTCTGTCAACACTATTCCCTCTAACATTTTCTTTGTTATAGGAATGAGTTGATACAACCCGTCGTTTAGAAGTATTAAGTCCATCGTTCGCAAACTCCTTTACTAATTTATACCAAAGATCTTTGTATTGTGGATCTTTAGTTTTATTATAATTATTTGCCGCTTTGTCTATTTCTTTTTGTGTCGTCATGTACTTTCGTTCCATGATTCAAAACATTCTTTAATCCTGATGCTTTCATAGTTATATCAACACCATAAGATTTCCATGCTTTTTTTATTAAATTTAACTCCAGCAATAAATGAGACCATTGGCCTTGTGCTGCACCTTCTACTTTTAATGTTATTATTTTTTCTTTCATATCTACAATGTAGGATATTTTAGGATATTGTCAAGGTCTACCCTTGTTTTTCATTTGTCTTTTTTTGTGTTTATTCAATGACTTTGTGTGTCTACCTGGACGTTTACGAGGCTTTGCACGAGGAGCTGTTGCAACTCCAAATTTAGATTTCTTTGCCATCTGTCCATTCTTTTACAAACACATCCATATGTTCAGGTCTAGTTATGTGTGGTAAATAACTTATCTTTCCATTTATATGTTGCTGTAGATCTGCACCACAATTCATACATCTATACATTTCTTTTGTAAGTCCAACTAACATTGTAAACTCATCACACGTTGGACATTTACCATTTACGATTTCTGCTGTAATTTTCATTACTCTAATATTAACTTCTTTATAGACAAAGATCCATCAATATTTTTCTCTAATTCCGCCATAGATTTTATGCACTGGTACTGCACCTGCTTTTTCGTATCACGCATTGCAACCCTCTTACCCTTTAGGCATTCAGACATAGACTCTTGTATTCTGTGTTCTTTGATTTCTCCGTTGATAATCATAAGAAGGGCCACTATCATCTCAGTCATAATACTTTACCTTTGTTTTTACCTTCTTTAATTTTGTATCTTTGTGTACCATTCGCACCAATCTCTACTTCTTGTTTAAGATTTTTTACATAACTCATTTGTTTTGCTTTTTTTTCTTGATCAGAAATATAATCTAAAATTTTTCTAGTAATTCTTTCCATTTGCTCTTACCTTATCTTTTAAATCTTCAATATCTTTTAATGCTTTATCTAATTGTTCTCCTAAAAATTCTATGTTGACTTTGTTTGTCATATTCATTTCTTGAGTTTGTTCCATTTTTTCTACAGTCTTGTAAAGATCCTCAATTAAAAATATCTGCTCTTGATCGACGGGGACCTGTTCGGACTTCTTAAGCAAATCATTTTGAAACAACTCACGTGATGTCTCCAGTGATACTAACCTTGCTGTAAGCTCGGTGTAAGCGAATGTGCCGGCTGCGACGAGCAAAATTAAGCTAGCAACCGTTTTCATAGGCATCTGCACGGCAGCGGATTCTGATATATTTAAAGGTTTTTTACTCATTTTCTTTTGGTTTTGGTAGCGGAAGTATATAATCTTTTGGAGGTATTTTCAATCCTGGTTTGTCCAATTTGGTTTTTCCTGAATTTATGAACTTATTTCCCATTAATTGGATGTCTGGGTTTTCTTTTTTATAGTCATCTTTCATATCATCCCAAAGACTTTGAGAATCTGTAGGTCTAGTATTATCTCCTGTAGGAGTCACACCTCTGCATTTTGACACTAACAATCTAAAGTTTTCATTGTGTGCCAGACTAGGATTAGAATTTACTCTACCACACATCTTCATTAACTCTAACTGTTGTTTAATTGCTACGTTTTCTTTTGAAGTTTTACAGTCTGTACCTAAATATTTTCTGTAAGTTACACTAAAATTTTTAGAGTTATTATCATAATCACTTGAGTTGTAGGTATGATAATCTTGTGTATTATTTCTATCTTCAACTCTAAATTCCATTTCACCACATCGTACACCATACTCATTAAGATATTCGTTTTTAGGATATGCAGGCTGCATGAAACATAACAACACAAATAAAATAATTAATGCACCTGTAAAGTAATAATTCATCCTGGCGATCTCCATACATTACCTATTTAAATCCTTAATATCATAGTCATGTTCTCTGACTTGATCTGCTAATTGTCTGTATAAATTTTCTGCCATCTGCCATGTTGCTTCAGCTGACGATAGTCTTGTGTTTTGTTCTGTAATTTTATCTTCAGCAACTTTTAAATCTCTTTGTAAACTTATAATTTCTTGCTGGTTTGAATTGATTGTGTCTGTTAGATTAACAATATAACGAACGCCAGTGAATGTACCGACTAGCACAGAAGCTAC